CTCGACCGTGGCGAAGCAGACCGTGGCGGGACGGTGGGAGGCCCACAGCCGCTTGCAGTCGTCCTCGCTGGTCGGCTCCGGGGCCTGCCCCTCGACGATGTGCTTCTGCCACCACTCCTCGCACCGAATGGCAATCTCGTGGATGGCGTCATCATCCCGGAGCAAGGGGAACACCTCGAAGTCCCTCTCGGCCAGAAACAGCGCGGCGAAATCCACCACCTGCAACGATTCGGCAAGCAGCATGTAAACCAGCCCCTGTGCTTCGTAGTAGAGCGGTATGCCATCCGCCCATAGCGACCTGTCCCGAGCCGTCTTGGCCTCAAGCGCGCGATCCGTGCGGACCTGATCCTTCACGGCGGGGAGCGTCCCGTCCTCGTGGACAAGCCGGTCCAGGTCGCCAATCAGGACGCCCTTCCGCAGGGTGTAGTTCAGACGCCGGACCTTCCGGCCCGTCCGCAGGCTGTACTCCTGCGCCACGATGTCCTCCAGCCTCTGACCCCAGTACGTTGCATTGTTGCCCTCGAAAGGCGGGACGCGCCCCTGCTTCTCCAGCCAAACGTCAACCGCGGACTTCCACGGGTTGACGCCAAGAACCGAGCCGACCTCTGACGCGCCGATGCCAGTCCGCCGATAGGCCAGCCACTCGGGCGACCCGACATCCATGCGGCGGGACTCGACCGCGATCCCCATCGTGATGCTGTCGTCGCCGCCAGATCGGACCTGCTCGTCCAGGTGCTTGACCAGACGCTCCGGGCACTCGTCCGCAAGCTTCGCAACATTATCCTCCGTGATCTTCATGCTTCCATTGCTCCTTCCGTTTCTTGTTTCGCTTAAATCGTGCAGGGATCGCCAACCAGCATCAGCGACCGCTCCGCCTCGCGAGCGAGGCAATGCAGCGTCCGGCGAGCGTAGCCGACCGTCGCCTTGCACCGGCACTCCGCCAGCCGGTCGCCTGACGACTTCGCCGCCTGCAGTGCGACGTTCGCCTCGTGAAGGTCGCGTTGCCGTTTGGCGATGTCCGCCCGTATTACCTCAATCGGTCGTTTCATGCCACTCCCTTCCTGTGCATAGCCTCATGCGCCCTGCGCGTCAGCAGTTCCAACTGCTTCCGCTCTGCATCCATCTGCCGGATGATCGCCATTCGCGCCTCGTGGACTTCTCCCGGCGTGGCATAGCGCAGAAGCTTGTAGCCCTGCTGACCCTGCAGGATGCGCCCATGCGCCCACTCGCGGCCCAGGCGGCACTGCCTGTCGTTCAACCCGAACCGCGCCAACTCCCGACGGGTTGTCCACCGGCCACGCGCAGCCAGAATCTGCATCATGCGAGCCGCCAGCCGCGGCCCCGCCTTGCGCCGCGACTTCCGTTCCCGCAGGTCGAGAGACAACTGCACCGCACTCATCGCCCCGACCTCCACGACACCCGCCCCTGCCCGCCCATATCCACCCCGTTCGCCTCGTCGTCAGGCTTCGGCGCGGCCAGCGTCAGCAGTTCCCACGCCGCGAGGCCCGCAATCCGCAGGCCCGTCCATATCCAGTTCAATGCCTTCATCTCGTTGCTCCTGATTTTCATTTTCGCTTAAACCGATCCGGCTTCCTTCCGTGGAAGCCCAGGGCATCCTGATGCCCGCCAATGCCGGAACTCGTCCGGGTCGATCCGATAGCCGCGGCCCAGGGCGACGCAGGGGATGATGCCGGTGGACAAAAGGTTTTCACGGACCCAACGCACCGACATCTTGACCGAATCGGAGATGTCCTCCTGCGTCAGAAAAGGAGCCACAGTGGCGGGTTTCGATCCGGGAACTGGAGTGCTGATCTCATTCATCATGCCACCACATTACGCCACCCACAGAAACCCGTCAAGCTTAATTCTGCTGTTTCGTGCTTTTTTGTGCTGTCTGATGTCTATTCGTGCGCTGGGGTATTTACGGGCAGGCGTCCGCGTGTTAAAGGGGAAGCTGAATCAGCGAGTACCAGCGCAGATAGGACAACGTTATGGCAAAACCCACATATGTACCCGGCGGAACCGGAAACACGCGTCTGGGAGACAACATCTGGTCTCAATACGAACGCGACAAGAGGTACCCCGACGGCTCGGCCCCATACGGCATGCGATTCAACCCCGTGCGCGACCAGCCGGGACACTACACCCTCGATCCGTACGACCCCTACGCCGAAACGATGGAGCGCATGTCCGAAGCGATGGCCCTACAGGCGGCGATGCAGGCCGAGTATATGAATCAAATGGCCCTTTTGCAGGAGGAACAGCTACGCATGCAAGAGGAAGCCGCCAAGGCCGCAATGATCGAAAACAAGAAGAACCCATCCGACTACGCCCAGGCCAACGCCGACGATACCGCCCGCAAACAGCTACTCCGCCGCGGACTCATGTCCACCTTCACCCGCTACGGCAACGCCAACGCCAACGGCGGCGGCAAGGCCACCAAGTTGGGAGGGTAGCCGCCCGTGGCGAAGTTCACCTTCAAGTCCGACACACAGGAACTACGGACCTGGCTCAACAAGCGCAAGTCGTCGCTGGAACAGCGTCGCCTGCCGTTTGAGTCACTGTGGAAGGACATCCGTGAGTACTACGAGCCTACGCTCGGGAAGGGACTGCTGGAAGGCTCCGTCGACGAAGTTGCTGCCAAGCGGGACGACGAGAAGATTTTGAACACCACGCCGCGCCTGCTCCTGCACCGCATGGGTGCGGGCCTGCAGTCCGGCATCACCAACCAGTCCCGCCGCTGGTTCAACTTCGCGGCACTCGACAATGATCTGACTGAATACTCCGCCGTCCGCCAGTGGCTTGACAGCACGGCAGAGGCCGTGTCGTCGGCCATGAACCGATCAAACGTCTACCCGGCCCTCGACCAGACCTATCTGCACCTCGGGCAGTTCGGAACGGCGGCAGGAATCATCTACCCGGACGACGAAAACACCGTCCACCTCCGCATGATCGACTGCGGGAACTACTGGCTTGGCGACGACAAGCGGGGGCGCGTCACATCTGTTCTCGAGCGGATATCCATGACGCTGGACCAGGTGGTCGAGGAATTCGGCAAGGGATGGACCCCCGACCGCATCATCGAGCGGATCAAGAACGGCAAAGGCGACGAGCGAGTGACCGTGTGGCATCTGGTCCAGAAGCACACCAGGCCCGACCTTATCAAAGACATCGCCAAAGACCGCCTGTTCGCTTCCGTCTACTGGCTGGACGGCGACGCAAGCCAGGACAAAAACAACGGCATCATCGCCATCCGTTCGTTCTCCTACAACCCCATCATCGCGCCACGATGGGCAACAAACGGTACGGTCTACGGAATCGGATGCGGTCAGCTTGGACTCGGTGACACCAAGCAACTCCAGCAGCTTGAAGCGGACAAGCTTCGCCTCGTTGAGCAGGAAATCGACCCGGCGATGGCCGCTCCTGCATCCATGAAGGACTGGCCCCTGCAGACCGGTGCAGGCGGCATCACCTACTACCCGGACATGCAGGGCAAGGGAGGCGTACCCATTACCCGCATGTTTGAAACGCGGGCGCAGATCCAGCCCCTGCTGGAAGCCATCAGCGCCACCGAACAAAGGTTGCGCCAGACATTCTACGCCGACCTGTTCGCCCTGATGATCAACTTGAACATGCAGCCGAAACAGATGACAGCCCGCGAGGTCAACGAACTGTCGTCTGAAAAGGTCGCCCTGCTCGGCCCCATCCTCACCCGCCTCAACACCGACCTTCTCAACCCCCTTGTGGACGCCGTGTTCGCCATCGCCATCAAGCAGGGGTTAGTCGAAGAAGCCCCGCCTATCCTGCAGGGACAGGAACTCAAGGTCGAATACGTGTCAAGCCTGCACGTCGAGCAGGCGGCGGCATCCCGGCTGACCGGCCTCTACAAGATCGCTGAATTCACTGGGGCGCTGGCACAGATCGCCCCCTCCGCAGTCGACAAGCTGGACGTAGACCAGATGGTGGACGTTGCGGCAACCAGCCTCGTTGAGTTTGGCGTCGTCCGCGACGACAAGAAGGTCGCCGCACTTCGCCAGGCCCGCCACGAGCAAGAGGTACAGATGGCCCAGGCGCAGGCACAGGCACAGCAGGCCAAGCAGATGGCAAGCGCGGCGAAAGACCTCTCACAGACTCCTGTCGGACAGGGCGGCACGGCACTTGACGCGATCCTCACCGGAGGCAGGGCATGAGAAGCAACCCCGAATTCGAATCCGCCCGGAAACGCCACGCTGACGAGGACAACCGCCAATTGGCCCACGATGTCAAGGAGGTGCTGAGCACCGCCGCGGGGCGACGCCTTTTCATGGCGGCAGTGTTCCAAGGTGGTGTCTACACGCACACGCACCGCGGCGATGACCACGTCTACCTTGCCGGGAGGCGCGACGCCGCACTTGAGCTGATGACCGTCGCCAACATCCACGCCCCAGGTCACGTCCTGCTGGCGAGGAAAGAGCGGCATGACCTGATTTCGGCACGGAACGCCGAACTGCGAAGCATCGAAACGAAAGGGAATGACAAATGAAAAAGCGACTGGATGAAATTTTCCGCAGGTTTTTC